CTAGTTTGCATCTGCATACCAGCCATTTTTTGAGCTTTCAAAGATGCTAATTCTTCCGTTTTTCTTTTCTCAACCATGCCTCTCATATTCTGCTCTTCTTGAACACGAACTTGATCAGCCTCGTAATTTTTATCTAATGTACTAGAAAAAGCTTTCATTTCTAAATCAGCTGTAGCTCCTAGTCCCGCAGATGCCATAGCCATAGCTGATGAGGCATCCATTCCAGAAGCAATATCAACAACAGCAGACCTTTGTTTTGAAGCAGCAACCTGAACTTGTCTTTCAGCTTCTAATGATGGTTTTAAGTTTTCAGCTAGATTAGTTAATTCTTGATGTCTAAATTTAGCCAACCCTTCGTTAGCTTCTCTTTTAAGTTTACTTCCTTCCATAAACTGCATTCCAGCGCCAATAACGCCTACTCCCATCCCGATTGCACTTAATATTGCCATATTACTCTAATTTTTACAAATATACGAAAATTACATATAACTCTTAAACACCTCAGAGTTTGCTCCGTATAATTCTACAAAAGCTGTGGAGTTGTTTTCTAATTTAACTTTACAATGATAACCTCTAATACCATAAGATTCTGACTCTGCATTTTTAACAATAAAACAAAAGTCATCTGTGGTTGGTGTATTTACAGAAGTAGCTGTAGTAATTACATTACTTGCATAAGAGTTTACAACACCAATTAATTTAGTTGTACCATCATTAAAGTAAATTTCATCACCACCAATACCGTCACTGCCACTAAATGAAACCTGATTAGGTATGTTATTAGTAAATTGATATTGATTTGTTCCTGGTGAAGATTGTAGTTCACCTATTCCTAGAATAGAAAGCTTATTAAAATCTAATTTATTTGATGAATTCCTTCTAATATATCCATATCTAAATCCTTCTTTGTCCGTAAACTTTAAGTTAGACTGAGTACCTATGTTTCCAGATTCTAATTCTGAATTTAATGTAGCGTACCATGAACTTGAATTACTCTCTAAAGACAAAGCTTTAAATGCTTTTACATCGGATGGATTTTTATTTGAAGAATATGTTATACTGCAACCATGAGAGCTTCCGTAAAATCTAGTTCTACTTTCACTTTCATCGTGTACATATAACTCTCCATTTTTAAAAGTATAGAAGTTAGTGCCTAGTCTTTCCATCCACTCTGGTTCATAAGAGTGAAAAGAAGTCCAAGCGTTATAAACTTCGTCGTATGTTATCGTTCTTTGTCCTGGTTGTAATGCCATATTAATCGTCTATTACTGTAGGCCATGCTCCTGGTGATGGAGAGAATCCTAATGTGTTAAGTGAATCAGTTATTAAATACAGATAATAATATTGCCATTGGTCAAAACTACCTGTGTATGGTGTTGGTTTATTAGGTGCGTTTGAGTTATTGTTATCACTTTCCTCTACATTTTGAACAAAATTAAATGTAGGTGATGAACCAGTAACTAAATCTGATAATCCGTTTGTTCCAGAATAAGTTCCTGTACCTCCAATTACCGCATCAATAAATGCGTTAAACTGCGGATAACCTTGCACCTCCATTAGTATACCTCTATAAAAACCACTGTTTGTTGAATTTAAAGAAGTAACTCTTGATCTTAAATCAGCCATATCTGTATCGTATGTTGCTGTTCTTGATGGCGCAGTATTTCCAGAACCATCTGCTGAGTATGAAGTTGATTCATCTTGGAAAGCTATCACAATCACATTACTCGCATCAGACGGAAAATTATTATGTGATGATGTAGATATAAAGTCATTTACATCATTATCTCCTAAGGCAGCAAAAGTTCTTTCATTTTGCCAAGTAGCTGTACCCGTTAATGTTCCATAAACAATAGTTACTTTACTATCATATTCATCACTACCGTTTGTTGCGTTATCTGTGTTTCCACTAGACTCTGTTCCTGCAGTTGCATATAGTTCTTGTAAAGTTCCTTTTAAAGCACCAGTTCTAAGTGTTTGAAGCTCAGATTCAGTTGTTGACATAGATCCCGAGTTATCAAAGTATATATATATGTAGGTGTCTACAGATATTGCTAATGCTTGAGTTGTAACCGTTGCAGTTGCTTGACACGCTCCACCTCTACTAACAACATAAGTAAAACTATCATTTAGATTATTTCCCGATGTATGATTATAAGTTATAGTGTTGTCTGAATTAACTACAGCAGTACCGTATGATGGAGCTGTACCTATTGTAAGGGTATATGGTGATGGTATAGAATCGTTTGCAACGACATTTATAATACTACTACCTCCATTTGTAACTCCAGTAACACTATCGTTTGTTAATACAGGTAAAGAATCTATATAGTTCCAAACTAAATATAGCTTTTCGCTAGTATTTGTTCTGTTAAATGTAAATGAAGTAGCATTTTCTTCTTCAGAAGATGTAGTAGAAGTAGTTACTGTTGGATATGTTGCCTGGTCTATAATGTTCTGAACACTTAATCCTCCAGCTGCAGAAACTAAATAACCTAAACTATTACAGTCATTAAAATCGCCTGAATGTACACCTATTTGTTTTAAAGAAGATATAGTAATAGTATTTCCATTGCTAGGTATAACATCAGTTCCCATGTACCCAGTCAATACTTCGTATCTAGTTAATTCGTCAGATTCAAAAACATCTAAATCTGAATTATAAATATTACCTTGAGCACCGTTATGTTTAAATCTGTTTATTATATTCTGATTAACTTCTTGAGAATCATTTACAACAACAAGTATAACTTCTAAAGTATCTGGAACAGGACAAGTGTGTGTTATACTTATTGTAGCAGTACTTGCAGGTGTTAAAGTTACTGTAGCTATATTAGTTACGTTTAAATCAGAAGAGCTTACAGGAAATGTAATTTGTCCTGTGCCTGTTAATCCGTTATTTGTATGTGTTACACCGTTATAAACTACAACTATATTTGTAGATGCAGTAGTGGTGTAGGCTATAGTTGTTGTTCCAGAAAAAGAACCAACATTTAATTCATAACTAAATCCAGTAGAAGAAACTGTTCTTGTAAAAGAAGAAGCACAATCTAGTTCTAAAATTTCTTGAGGAACTTGATCGTTACCCATAGATAAAACATATTGATGATATTTAGGGTCAAACCCACCTATATTATAATATGCTTTATTGTTATATAAACTATCCTTAAAGAAAGCTTTCATTCCAGAGTATGAAATAGGTGTTAAACCATCATTACTTAATTTAACAACAGCTCCTCTATTTGCATCTGTAAAATACATTCTACCTTCATAGTTAGAAAAAGATTCTGGGTTTATTGATATACCATATTCTCCAGAATAAGGAACGTCTTGACCTAAAACCTTTTCTATTTGAGATAAACTTCCACTACCATCTGGACTCTGTAATAAGTTTTTTCCATATAATACTTTTGAAACCCTATCTTCTTGAAGTACAATTAAATCTGATTCTCTAGCAAAAAGCTTTTGAATAGATCCATACTTCATATCCATGTATTTAGTTATACCTCTACTAGAATTGAATTCATTTAGAGTATTATAACCAGTGTTCTCGTTAAAAGCTCCACTGTATATTAATTTAGTTTCATCTTCTTTTCTTTCATAACCTTCTATAATTGATATATTAGGTCTTGACTTTATATCTAAACTAGGTTTAAATCTGTCATCTAAAACCCTAACACTTTCAACACCATTACCAAAACTAAAGCAATTACCAAATTTTAATTTAGAAATAGATGGTAAAGAAGATGTTTGATTTTGTAAATTACCTGTATGAAGTCCATTTTCTATAGAAAAAGTTTCCTCTGTTTCATAGTAAATATCATCATCTATATCAATTGGCTCTGTTTCAAAAACAGCTAAACCACTTATTAATATAATATCTAATCTTGCTGTTATTGTAGAGTTTTCAAAAAGTGCAGTTCCTTCAGATGGCTCAATTTTCATTATCCATCTATTTGAATTTGCTAACTTATAAATATATAAATAGAACTTTTCATCATCATCATCTAAAGAATCTACGGTAAATTTTACTGTAGTTCCTGATTGAGCGCCACTATAACTAGCTATATCAAGTGAAGGAAAGCTTGTTTCACTATCTAGAAACAGTCCAAAAGAATTTCTTGTTGATGTTGTTTCATAAGTTCCATTTACTTGCCATTCTTTAAAATAACTAAAACTAGGAGAACCATCACTTTCACTATAAGATAATTCTAAAGTAACATCACTACCAGGGGTTAAAGTTTGATTAATATATGTAATAGGATTTGTTACAGTTCCTGAAGATATTTTTTGTAAAAGACCCTGCTCTATATCAGTTGGTATGGTTATTCTGTTTGTTCCTGACCAGGTATTTGCAAAACCATTACCAGCTACATTTGATTTTTCATAAAAAATAAAATTATCTTCTTTGAAACTCATTGAAAACCCACTAGGTCTTATCTTAATATAAGTACCTGCTTTTTCAATTAAATTTTCTCCTTCAAAGTCTTTATTTCCTTTTATCCAACCTTCTCCTACAGATACTTCATCTATTGCATTTTTAGTTGTTATTTCAAGTATTTTTGTTTTTACCTCTTTAGTCAACGGGCCATTATCATCAGCCTTTACAATCAAATTCTTACCCTCTTCTAATTTTCCTAAATTAGCTCCCTGTAATAAAATCCATCTATAAACACCATCTTCATAAAATATTGTACCGTAAACATTATAATGCCTGTCTTTATTTACTTTAACAAACCATTTATATCTATCAGCCCAATAAGGAGGCTTGTTATTTAAAGTTATTTTTAAACTATTAAGATTTACACTTTTTTCTACAGGGCAAAAAACTTCACTTGATGTTTCACCTATAGATTCTCTAGGTAATAAAATACTTGAATATCTCCCATAGCTATCTAAATAAGATAATCCAACTTCATAACTTCTTAATGTTTTAAGAGATACATTACTCAATGACTCACTAAGACTTGATTTACTACCATCCTGAAATTTAAAGGGTTCACTTATTTCTGTAGTAAAAGATGAGTTATTGTTATCAGAACTATCCGAAGGAGTATCATCAGTAACATGTGTGTTTACAGGAGCCAATAATGTAAAACCTGTAGAGGTAGATGAATCTAAAGAAAACGACCCGTAAACCAAACTAAGAGCGTTTGGAGGTGTTGCAGTAGAAACTATACTTCCAAAAATACTGCTTAAAGATGATAAACATTCTAAAAACTCTGTTGAAGCAACTAAGCTACTAACAGAAGAATACTCTTGAGATAATATAAAAGCTGATTGACAAACGGCAGATCCAGAAAAATATTCATTAGGAGATGTTCCTTGCTCATCAGATTGTATAGCTAAAAATAATGTTATTTTAAAGTCTTTTTTTAATTCGTAACTACTTAAATCAAAAGTAATCTTAGTGTTTCCAACGGTTCTTGAACCGATAACATCTTGACCCTCTTGAGTAGAAGATACTATATCAACATTGTAATTAATTCTTATATTCTCATTAGAGCCTTTTACTTCTTCTATGTCATATTGAGAAGTTGTATTCCCAAAAACAATTCTATCATTGATTATATCCTGGGCTTTTGCTGTTAAAGGAACATCGTCAAAAGTTCTAAAAACCTCATCTTGAGGTAAAGTTTTATATATTTTCTTATTAGTAAAATCGTAAGTCTCTGTTGCGTTATCTAAAACGGAACTATCTTTTTTATTTATATTATCTACAACATAAATTGTAGGTTCGGTAGGGTATTTAAAAAGTAACTGAACATCTGTAACCCTATGGTCGCCACTATTATAAGATACTTTATATCCGTTAAAAATATTCTCCATACCTTTATTCTCCATAGATGTAAAATCTATTTTAAATTCTTTAGGTGTGAATTGAAAGTAAGTAAAAGAAGAACACGCAGAGTAACCTCCATCTAAATATCTATATCTATATCCAAAAGCAAAAAACTGTTCCTTAACAGCGTTCTCTGTGGCTACTGAGGTGTTGTATGGTCTAACTGAAGGAGCTGCTTTTGGCGGCTTCTTATATAAAGATATATCATCTTCATAAAAGTTATTTATACCGTAACCTTTAGACCTATTTATATCTATCATCCTTGGCTGATTTAATCCATCAGTCCATAGAATAAGTTTACTTTTCTTAGAGCTATTGTAAATTACATTAACTCCTGTTATTTTATAATCTTTATTAAACTTTAAAACTTGGCTATTACCAGTTCTTTCATCTGCAATTACAGTAGAAGTTATGTCATTTGTTCTATCGTATTCATAAATATAAGAATAACCTAAATCATTAACTACAAACCAGTATATTTTCTCCTTAGCTTCATCTGAAACAGATCCAATACACTCTGGGCTATTTGTTACGTTTAAGTTAGTAAGTTTTACATTACCTTTTTCATTTTCTATAGCACCTGCATCACTTCCAGCTGTATTAAGAACACGTACATTAAGAGCATCTATAAATTCACCGTTTGGAACTAGACGTTCATCCACGTCTTTATTCATTTTACCCGTAGAGAATATGTTTTGTATCTTCATATTATTTTATCCACTTATCTTTTCCTCTTAATATCTGAGTCAGTTCGTTTAGTTTAATAGAATTTAATCTTATTTTAGCATTTCTTAAAGATGCTGAAGATTGTTTTTGTGCTCTCCTAACAATATATTCCTGTATTCCAAATTTTTGTTTTATAACATTTGCAACAACATAGTCATACATAAAGGTTTCTGCTAATTTATGAACTTTTATCTCACTATCAGCTAAAGCATACATCCCATCAGACACATATTCTATAATAATATTTTCTTCTTGTAAATTTGTACTAAACATTATAGTTCCAGAATTCTTATCTATAAGATAGCTTCCGTTTGTGTTTGCGGTAGAAGGGTCTAAACCATACCTTTGTCCCTTAGAAGGCTTCTCTGAAGCCCCTAAACCTCCTCCAGCTTGTGTTTTCCAGTTTGTTTCTATAACAGGTGTTCCAGTTAGTGCTTGTCCACTGGAATCTGTAAGTATATTTTTTTGTGCAGTATTATCTTGTAAATAAGATTTGGTTATTTTAGAATTAAAGTTTTGATTTATAGGGTGCGTTAATCCATCACTACCAACATAAGATATTTTAACTAAACTAACAAAGTCATGAGGTAAATGCATTTTAAGTGTCTCTGGAACTTGAGCTTCAAATCCAACTATTTCTCTTAAAGCATCGTAATGTAATTCTTGTAAACCTCTTTTAGCATGAAAAATAACTTCATTTCTGTCAATTTTATTAATTACTTTATCATCTCCTACATAAGTAAGAAGAAAGTTATTTATAATATCTGACAATAAAAGGTATTGATATGTACCCCAGTTTTCATTTGTAGGGTTGCTACCGTTATTTTGATAATATTGTTCCTGGGTTATGTTTGTTCCTATTATTGGCATGTGTTATGAATTTTCTTTTTGATATTCTAACTGTTCTTGTTGGCTAGTTACCTGTACGATATCTGATTCTCTTATACTCAATCCTGAGTATTTGCAAATTTTAATAATTAAATCTGCTTCATCTTCTTCAGATATTTCAAAATCTACAGTACTGTCAGAATTGTAAATAGGATCTGAATTTATAGTGTTATATCCCCAGTGTGGGTCTGTAGGTTTTTTTATATAATTTACAGAAACAGCACCAGTTGCAGATATACTTAATGGCCTAACTTGTATTTGCACGCCTTCTCTTTTAAAGATAGGATACGTAACAGATGGAGCTGTAAGGTTGCTGTTCACAATCATATCAAACCGATGGCTTGGTACTTGCTGAACAACTTTACCACCATAAGTAATATTTATAATTTTGTGAGCATCTGAAGGCAAAACAAAGTAGTCATCAGTTCCACCAGGTGTAGTTGGACTTGTGTCAATATAAGTTAATGATTGATTTTTTGTAAATATGTCAATTTTGTTTTGTATATGAGCAACAGAATCCCCGTAGTTCAAGCCTCTTTTTCTTGAGTTTTGAGCCAAAAGAGCTTTTGAATACTCAACAAAATAAGACTCAAATATTTCTAATTGAGCTAATTTAGCAAAATAATCAAACTCAGATGGAGATACATATCCTCTGTTATCTTTATTCAACAAAAACATAACAGTATTTCTTACGCTATTTATCATAGGATATAATTTTTACAAAAATACAAAAAAAAAGAGGTCACAATTTGCGACCTCTTCCTATAGTAGACTTATAATGTAACTACAGTTTGTTGGTGATGTTTTGTAAAACATCTAATCCTTCATCTGTTTTAAAGAATAAACCTAAAGAACTATAAACGTTTTCTCCAAACGGAGCAACCATTATCTTTTCTTTTTTCTTGTCTTTCCAGACTACGGTTCTATTATCTTCTTTAATGTGAAGAATACCTTGTTCTACAGCTCTTACAGCTATATTTCTTAATTTAAGATTTTCGTCATTTAAAAGAGTCATGAATTCTAATGGATTTTTCTTAGCCCATATAATCATATCCCTTCTAAGTTCTGATGAGGTCATGTTAGAAATATTACCTTTCATACATACTCTAGCTATTGCCTCTAAGTCATCAATGTCAAGATTTTTAGCTGCTATTTGTGCATCTAGCTCGCTATAAATATCTTCAACCTCTTTATTCGCATTTGCTTCTTTATCTAATTCAAAAAAAGTTTTATTAAACTCTGGGTGAATTAATAAGAATTTCTGCAAATTAACATTCCAATCAGGAACAACTAAGCTTCCATTGTTAAATACAATAGGTTCTAAAGTTACAACACCATCTTGCTCATCCATAAAAGGAGTAAGTTGGTTAGTAGCATATCTAAGAGCTCTGTTTAGTGTTCCATCAAAAAATGTAAGTGGTTTTCTTGATGTATGTTTAACCGCGATCATTAAGCGGATTGGAGATTTATTTTCTCTAATAATGAAAATTCTCTGTTTTTGTTCTAGGTTTGGAAGAACTGAGTTGTATCCAAACGCTTTTGTTGCATTTCTTGTTGCCATTTTATTTAAGATTTGATTAAATTAAAAAAAAAGGGGGAAACCTTAATTAGTGTCCCCCTTAAGTAAATACTACTTCATTAAAATGAAGTTATTAGCTCCCATTGTACAAAGAGCACGCTCAGACAAGAAGTGAACTTCCATTTTGTCATCACCGCTAGTTGCAGCTCCACCAGCAGAACCAACTACCCAAGACTTATACTTTCTGTCTTCAGTAGGAGATACTCTGTATCGAACGTGTAAGAATGGTCTCTTAGCGTTTTCTCCAAGAATTTGATCGTAAACAGTTACTGTTCCAGCAGGAACAACAATACCATCAATACCTCCAATGTTACCACGAGTAGTAGCATCGTTTAAGTATTTCCAGTCAGACTTGTAAAAGTCATACCCGATACGGAATCCAGAGAATCCAAGGTTTAATGCCATGTCTTCGTCATTGTCAAATAATCCATAAGATGCAGTAGATGCTCCAGAGTTGTTCTGTGCAGCTAATACTTTATCTACATCGAAAGATGTTGCTCTGTTAACGAACATTACATTTTCTTGAATAGCTCCTTCTTTATCAAGAACTTTTGCGATATCCTCAAGATCTTCTCTTGATTCAATTGTACCTGTAGTTACGTTACCGCCATTTTCTACTTCATAGAAAAGACCTTTTGTACCTTTGTAACCAGCAGTTGCAGCTCCAGAACCAGCAGCAGCAGGCTCTCCTTCAATCATTGAAGTTTCTAAATAGTCTTCAAATCTTAATCTTGTTTCAGACTCAGACTTTAAGTACCATAGGTATCCATTTGCTCCAGCTTCAGTAGTTACTTCTACCCATCCAACGTGTGCCATCTCAGAACCAGATACTTCGTATTTGTCTTTGATGATAATTGGACTGTTCTCTTTAGCTTCGAAATCAGCTTCTAAAGAACCTACCATTCCAGCAGAACCTTTTTTGAATTCAGAACCAAACACAAAAAGTGTTACAGCATCATTGTCATCAAAAGGGCCAGCAGCATCAGATCCTGCTACGTTGAATAAATCCAAAGAAGCAAAAGTCTTAACAGTGATAGTATCAGTAGATACAGCAGTAATAAGACATTTAGCTTGACTTCCTGTTTTAGAAACAATAACTGTTTGGTTAGCTCTAAAGCTATGTCCAGCTACAGTAATTATTTCTGCGTCTGTAACAGTACCAGAAGCTTGTACGTGTAATCTTCCTTGCTCACTCCATTTGATTAAATCAGAAGAAGAAGGAATTTCAGCACCTACCATACGTAAGAAAGATGCTACAGTACGATTACCGTATCTTTCAAACTCTTGCTCATATAAGTCTGGTAAATGTTGTTGTGCGAATGTATAATCAGCATTAGAAAGGTAGTTAGAGTTACCTAAACTCTTCCCTGGTGCTGGTGTTAGAGATGTAGAACCGCCGATTTGTGCTCCTGCGGATCCGTTAAAATTAATCGATTGTGCCATTTTAAATTTGTTTTAGCGTTTATTATTTCTTTTTAATTCTTAATCCAGAAGTAAACCCATTACCGCCATCGACGACTCTGAATTTTGTTCCTGGTTTTGATGAATCAACCTTAGAACGCACATTCATATCTATATTCTTTCCGTTTTTAACCACTTCAGTCACCGCATCAGATTTACCTTGTTCATAAAAGAACTTAGCATAAGCCTCTGGGTTCATAGCCATGTTTAAAGCAGTATGATACTTCTTTGCATCCTTAAGAACGCCTTTGTCATCTAAAAACGAATTAATAAAGTTGTTCAAGTTTAATTGCTTGTCTACAACTTTTTCTTTGTCTTTAGGTTGAAAGTTTAAAGTTTTTTCCCCAATTTTAAATTCAAAACCTTTGAACTCATCGTTAAAAAACTTAGATGTTTTCTGCTCAAAGGATTGCCTTTGTTTAGAAACAATCTCTTGTTCTTTTGCCTTTTCATCGTTATATTGCTGATAAAATTCAACAGCCTGTTTTGCTTCCTCTGGAATACCCTCCATGCTTGACTCAAGCGGAGCTTTGTATTTTTCCTTTGTTTGCTCAAAATACTGTTTAGCTTTATATAGCTCTTGTTTTTTCTCAAGAATTTTCTTTCTCCTATCTGTATCGGTATCGATACTTTCATCTAAAGCAAACCTATCTTCAATTAAGTAATTAATATCAGAATCATCTAACTCTGGATTAGATTGTTTATAGTATTCTTTTAATAAAGATGACTCATCATATTCACTAAAATCTTCATTAGCTTTTACAAAGTCTTTTAAACCTCTTTTGGTTTCATCTTTAAATTTCAAATACTTTTCAACCTCTTCAGGCAAAACTTGAGTATTCTTATTTTTATTTGAAAGAACGTCATCTAGATCTTCAAGACCCATACTATATTTATTAGTAAGGTACTCTGCAATCATTTCTTCTTTAGAAACAGGTATTGGTTCTTCCTTTACCTCTTCTTTTTCTTCAGATACCTGTTGCTCTACAACTTCCTCTTCACTAGATTCAGTTACTTGATCCTCAACAGAATCTTCTTCTTTATTTTCTTCTGCCTGTTTTTCTACAGGTGGTTTTGATAAGTCAACCTTATAGTCAACTTCTTGATCGTCTTTGTTCATATTGGATTAGATTAAAATTATTTTACAAAATTAGTTAAAAAAACTACATGTTTTCTGGAGCTATCTGACCACCTAAATTATTCATTACTTGGTTAGCGTCTCCTGCGGTATTAAAGTCAACTGGTGGTAGGTCTTTTTTTCTTTGACTAATCAACTTACTTTGTTGAGTAGCTTGTTTATCTGTCCTACTATCCTTTCTATCTTCTTTATACTTTTCTTTATTAGAACCGTTTTCAACCTCCATCTGTTTCAATTGTAAATCAAACTGATGTTTCATCTGCATTAACTCTTTTTGTATTTCTTTTTCAGCTTGCATTCTCTGCATCTCTAGCTGACTTTTCATTTGAGCCATTTGAGATTGCATTTGAGATTTTTGTTGCTCTTCCTGTACTCTAGATTGAGAAGCTGCTTGTGCTGATTCAGCATTAGCCTTGCTTTGCATTTGAATATTCTGTTGTTGAGTATCTAAATCTTCTTTTCTTTTTTTCTTTTTTCTTATTTTCAGTAAAGAATTTGCTAATGTTACATTTTTAACAGCCCTTACATCAATAGCATCATCTAAATCTAATACTTTAGATTGAATAGATTGCTGAATGTTTTGTTCCAGTAATGCTTTTTCTTCTTCATCTGGTTCTATTTCTATAAATACACCAAAATCATGCAAGTGAACTCCTAATATTTCTTCTACAACCTCCATGTTGTTTTTACCAATCATTTTTGCAAAATCATCAGCAAAGTCAGAATACATCATAATATCAGATATCCTGTACGAAACAGCAGTAGCAATTCTTTTTGTTATTGTAATTCCAGATTGAACAACGTGTCTTGTGGCTGTATTACTATTTAAAGCCGCTAATTTCTGAACACCTACTAAAGAGTATTCATCAGGAGAAGAACCGTCTCTCGCTTCATTGATACCTGTTACAGCTCTAATCATATTAAGCTGATAGTTGTACATAGCAATAAGACTTTGAATCTTAGCATTAGAGCCACTACTTGTAAGTTCTTGAATTGGAACTCTAGCATTATTGAAATCACCATCTTCTGTATAACTTCTACCTATAACACTACCAGTTTGGAAGTACATAGATAAAGCTTCTGAAGGATTGTATGAAGCTCCATTACCTAAATCAACACTATTTAAACCGTCGGCATCTATAAATACACCATCTGGTATCATCTTTGCAACTACTTGTTGTAATTTTAAGTGAGTTAGTTGAATTTGATCTGCAAAAGGAATCATTCTTTTAACTAAAGAATCTATATTTCCTTTAGACATTTTAATTGCAGAAACAATGTATGGAGGTAACGCCCTTTGAAAAGCAGATTTAGGTCTAACCATGTTAGCCATAATCTCCCACTTTAACAACTGATTAGTACCCATTACTAATACACCTTCATACCAAACATCTATTCTTCTAGATACTTTTTTAAATCTTTCTTGATCTTCTTCTGGTGGATTAAATGAAGAATCTTTTTCTATTGGATTCTGTCCACCGTTTACAGTTTCTTTTACTTTATATACAATCTCTTTATCTGTCTTATAGCAGAAATATAACAAAGTAACATTAGATTTATCTAATCCACTTTGTGTTTGTAAATTTTGAGTGCTTTTATATCCATCAAACCTACTAGCTAGTTTAGATATTCTTTCAATATCTTCTTGAGTTAGGTCTGGGTTTATTTTCTTAAGTTCTGTAATATGAACTGACTTTAATTCACCAAAATAATAACAGTCCCTAAAGTTAGGGTCTTCTGTAGGTGAATAAACAAAATTAATTGGATCAACATATTCTATTCTAACACCATCATGAACATCAAAAGAATGTTTCAAAGCAGATATACCTAAAACAACATTATCCTCATCTATCCTTCTTTTAGTCTCGTCATATTCATTTATCTCCATTATTGTTTTAATGGCAGTTTCTTCAGCAACCTCAATAGCTTGCTTATACCTTAAATCCATATATAGATTTAATTCCTCTTCAGTATCAGGAACTTGGTCTTCTGGCATATTAAAAGCATCAACTCCAGTTTCTTGCTTCACCATAGTAAGTATTTCTTTACCTACCATATCAGTGTACATTTCATTACGAAACATTTGCCTTTTCATAGAGGATAAATCATCTACAGCTTCTACCTTTACATCTAGTAATCTATTAGCTATACCATTGACAACTACATCAACAAATTTAGGTATAATTGGAACTGGAGTCCAATCTAAATTAAGATATGACAAATCACCATTAACAGATAATTCGTTTTTATATTTATCTACAGGCTGATCTCCTCTTGCGTAAAGTCTTCTTTTCAAATACTCTGAACGTAATTCTCCGTACATACTACTTCCGTAGTCTCTAGAGAACCATTCCGACTCTATAGCTTGACCTACACGAAGACCATATTCAGTAGAGTCTTTTTCAACGTCTGGTACAAACTGATTAGGAAAACCACCACCAGAGCCGAATCTTGGCTTATTTATCATATTTTTCTAATAATTTCACTAACAAAACCTTTGTTACTGTATCTTGCAAAGTTAAGATTTATTTGATTACGTTTTTCTTCGCCACTCTTCCTTGTGGAGTTATTTGCCATAATAGCAAACCCTGAACTTACAGTAGCATCAAATTTAGTTCTATTGGTAATATCATAATTAGCCCAGTCAAGTAAAGTTCTGTTAAAAAAAACATTACCACAACTTCCATAGTCTATATTTGATTCATCTCTTAACACCCCTACATAACCTTCTATGTAGCTTTCTATATTTTCTGCGTGAACAGATATTACAGCTGTAGAAGAAGGTATACCACCTAATTCTCTTTCTGATTTAGATAGTACGTTTTTATGTTTATCAGGTCTATTTAAAGAGAAAGCTCTGTAACCTCTTTCTTTTAAGTAATACAAGAGCCTTGGTTTATTATTCTCTAAAAGTATTGGCATTCCGTAAAAGTGTAAAGCCATTAAAACATCTTCATAAAATATTTCAGCTGTTTGAGGTCTTGATATGTATTCTAAAAAAAACATATTTGTAGGAGCATCATCCATGTGAAACTTAGTCATACCATGAACAGAGCCCTTAGAACCTCCACCACCTACTACACCAGAGATATCATAAGAATCCCCTCCAAATGAACCAATGTGTTTGTTTCCTGGATACTTTTTACCATTCTTTTCTATTACATTATTAATTAATGACTTAGATGGAATCCAAGATAAGAAAAACCTACCTTTATTTTCTGGAGAGAATATAACTTCAGTATCTCTTTGTCCTCCCTTCCAATGGAAATTACCTCTAGTAACTGTACTTTTTATAGCAAATGAATCATTATAATCAATCTGCTCATATATCTTAGTTAAATTAAAAAGAGTATTCTTTGATTCATCTCTAAAAGCATGAGACTCTGTTCTAGGGAATTGTCTATAAAATTCATTTAACGCATCTGGATCGTTTCTTAAACTATCAACTTCATTTTGCCAATACTCAAGAACACCTTGATCTATGTATTCTCCGTTTATACTTAATATAGGTTTTTCTGGTTTTTTAAATACAGATTGACCATATTTATCAATAAATCCTTCCATATTCCATTCCATTGGAATAAAAAGATTGTACATTCCACTTTTAGTCTGCCCGTTTGAATTTCTAGTAGAAGGGTCGGAATCGTAGTATAGTTTTTTAAAATTCTCTCCACCTTTATCTAGTGCATTTGATGTTGAACCCAT